TAATTCAGGTGCTGGTGGATCAGGAATAATAATTATTAAATATTCAGGCCCAACAGATGAAGTTATTTCTTTTACAGGCTCTGGACAATGGACTTGTCCTACAGGAGTTCCTTCAATTAGATATTTAATTGTTGGAGGAGGCGGTGGTGGCGGAGGCAACGGTGGTGGCGGTGGTGGAGGTGCTGGAGGATTTAGAACAGGCACTGGACTCACAGTCGCTGCGGGAGACACTTACACTATTACAGTAGGTGGTGGAGGAAACGGACATAATAACCCTTCTGCTATAACTCAAGCTAGTGGGGAGGATAGTTCTATTTCTGGTCCTTCTCCCTTTTCAACTATAACTTCTACTGGCGGTGGATTTGGTGGAGGGTTTGGCGCACCTAACGCTGGTGGTAATGGCGGATCAGGCGGTGGTGGAGGCGCAGCTAGTCCAGGAGTAGTTGTTGGTGGGGGTTCGGGTAACACACCCTCTACAAGTCCATCTCAAGGAAATGATGGTGGTAATGGGCTACACAGTACAGGTTCATTTTTAAACTGTGGTGGCGGTGGAGGAGCAGGGGGTGCTGGCAGTAGTAATGGCACTAGCCCTAATAAAGGCGGTGACGGAGGAGCAGGTACAGCATCAGATATAACAGGGTCATCAGTTACTAGAGCAGGTGGCGGTGGTGGAGGCGCTTCTTCTGGTTCTTCTGCTAGTTCTGGCGGCACTGGAGGTGGCGGAGATGGTGTTGTTGCTGCTAATAATCCAAATAACGGGACTGCCAATACAGGAGGTGGCGGTGGAGGAGCAGGACACTCTTCAAGTCAAGGAGCAAATGGTGGTTCAGGAATTGTAATTATTGCATTGGAGTCATAATGACAGAAGAAAAAATATATAGACTTACAGGAATAGATAGTGCAATTGAGATGTTAAGACCAAGTGCTAAATGGGAAGTAACAAATAGTTGCTTTTCAAGATGGGATGACGATAGACCACAACCTAGTATGGAAGAAGTAAAAAAAGTACAACAATTAGCTAAAGAATTTGAAGATAAGTTGGATACTATTTGGACAGAAGAACAAAGAAATAGTTTAGGTTTGCAACAAACTGCCATTAAAAAAACAATGCCTAAATGACAATTTATAATTTGTTCCCAACCCCAGTACAGTTTTTTAAATTGAATAGAAAATTAAGAAAACTTGAAAATAATTTTTTACTAAACCAAGAGCAAAGAAAGAATTCTGGTAATACAAGCAGTATTAACAATTATATTTTGCAAGAAAAAGAATTATTTAATTTAAAGTGTTTTATAGAGTTAAGTTTAAACAAATATTTTAAAGAGGTATATGCACCTGCTGAAGACGTTGAACTTTATATAACCCAAAGTTGGCTTAATTATTGTAAAAAGGGTCAGTTTCATCATCAACACAGACACCCTAATAGTTTTGTTTCGGGAATATTTTATGTACAAGCAGATGCAAACAAAGACAAAATTTATTTTTATAAAGATGAGTATAAACAGCTATCAGTAACAACAAATAAATACAATTTGTATAATTCAGATAGTTGGTGGTTAGAGGTCAAAACAGGAGATTTAATTTTATTTCCTTCCTCATTAACTCACAAGGTTGAAACTGTAGAAACAGATTTAAGAGTTAGTTTGTCGTTTAATACTTTTTTAAAAGGAAATCTTGGTAACAATCAAGAATTAACAGAATTAGTTTTGGAGAAATAAAATGGCACATTTTGCAGAGTTAGATTCAAATAATATAGTTTTAAGAGTTATTGTTGTTGACAATAAAGATACATCCATTCCTGATGGTACAGAAGTAGAAAGTATTGGAGTTGCTCATTGTCAAAAACTTTATGGTGGTACTTGGAAACAAACTTCTTATAATGCTACCTTTAGAAAAAATTATGCTGGTGTAGGTTTTAAATATTATGCAGATAGTAATTTGTTTGCTGCTCCACAACCTTATGCAAGTTGGACGTTAAACACTACATCAGGTGGATGGGATGCTCCTATAACCAAACCTACTTTAACTGATGAAGAAAAAGCAGCATATAAATATTATTCATGGGATGAAAGTTTATATCAGTCAGATAACACAAAGGGTTGGGTTTTAATTACACCTTAAAATGAATACACAAACTTCTAACAAAATAACAAAAACTTTAAAACAACTTATAAAGAATATAAACTATGCACGAAGAAATAAAACCATTATTTGATATAGCTTCTATAATAACTGTTATAGGTTCTTTAGCTGAAGTGTTACCACCATTAGCAGCTTTAGCTACTTTAATATGGTCTATGATTAGAATATACGAAACTAAAACTATTCAAAATATTATTAATAAAACTAAGGAGAAATAATATGCCAATGGGAAAAGGAACATACGGATCAAAAATGGGCAGACCACCTAAAAAAGAAATGAAGAAAACAAAGCCTAAAAATAAACCAATGAAGAAAATGATGATGCCTAAACGTATATCAAGGGGCAGATAAATGGCTAAGAATATGCCACATTATTTTAAAGATGGTAAAGAACATAAAGGCAATATGCACAAAATGTCTGATGGTGCTTTACACTCAGGAAAAACTCATACAAAAAATAGTAAAAGGCTTTATCATTTTAATGAGTTATCTAAAACAGCAAAAACAAAGGTTAAAAGTGGCAATAAAAAAGTCTAATAAATCACCTACTCCTACTAATAAAGCATTATATAGTAGAGTAAAATCAGAAGCAAAGCGTAAGTTTGATGTTTACCCATCAGCTTATGCTAATGCTTGGTTAGTTAAAACATACAAAAAAAGAGGTGGGGGTTACGCATAGTGTCTCTTAAAGAATGGTTTGGTAAAGGAGCTAAAGGAGATTGGGTAGACATTGGTTCTCCTAAAAAAAATGGAAAGTTTCAGCCATGTGGTAGAAAGTCTACAAAAAATAGTAAAAGAGCTTATCCAAAATGTGTACCAAGAAGCAAAGCAAACACTATGACTAAAGCACAAAGAGAGTCTGCTGTAAGAAGAAAAAGAGCAGCAGGTAATACTGGCGGTAAGCCTACTAATGTAAAAACATTTGCAAGGAAAAAAAATGGTACAAAAAAAGTATCAAAATCCTAAAGGCGGATTAAATCAAAAAGGCAGAGATTTTTTTAAACGTACTACAGGTTCTAATTTAAAACCACCTGTATCAGCAAAAGCAGCTAGTAAGTCTCCTAAAAAAGCTGCTAGGCGTAAATCATTCTGTGCTAGAATGGGTGGTGTCAAAGGACCAATGAAAGACAGTAAAGGCAGACCAACCAGAAAAGCACTAGCACTACGAAAATGGGATTGTTAAATGTCACTCACAACTACATATTTAGATTTAGTAAACGATGTTTTAGTGCGTCTAAGAGAAGCACAAGTAGCTTCTGTATCTCAAAATACTTACTCAGCTTTAATAGGTAAATTAGTTAATGATGCTAAAAGAGAAGTAGAAGATTCATGGAACTGGGATACTTTAAGAAACACAATATCATTTACAACACAACAAGGCACATTTAATTATAATTTATCTAACGCTGGTAATAAGTTTAGAGTTATTGCTGCTCATAATGATACTGATGATATATTTTTACAATATAGACCAACTAGATACTTTATTCAACAACTGTTATTAACACAATCACCCCAACAAGGCGCACCTGTATACTATAACCATAATGGTGTTTCTTCTGGTAGAGATGGTCAAATAGATTTATTACCTATACCAGATTCTGATTATGTTATTCATTTTGATTTAGTAATTACAGAAGATGAATTATCAGAAGATACTGATACTACAGCATTACAAAAGAATGTAATTACGTCTTTAGCATGGGCTAAAGCAATAGAAGAACGTGGTGAAGATGGAGGTATTAGCGTATCAAGTCAGTATGGCGTTGCTAATAAAGCACTGGCAGATGCTATTGCTATTGAAGCAGCAAGGAGACCTGATGAAGAAACTGTGTGGTATCCTTCATAATGCCTAACAAACCTATACAAGCTGTTTCATTAACATCACCAG